CGTCTTTGAGCATCTTGACAATATATCCAAAAGACTGTATAATAGCTTTACTTTAAAAAATATTCATATACACTGACTAAATGGATAAAATACAGACATCACTGGAATGGCAAGAGCTAAGAGTGCAATTAGAGCAAAAAATTAACCATTTAGACTATAAAATTCAAAAAGACTTATATATAATGTTAAAAAATACAGATACATGCGTAGGTAAATTAAGCATTGAAGAGATCCAGTGTCGCAGACATCACAAACCAACAGGAAAGTTTTTAACTAAGTTAGAAGAAACAAATACAATGATAGCAGATATTAACAAGATGATAACTATGGGAGCGTTACTTTGAAGATAAAATTAGCAAAACTATCGGTAGAAGATAAAAAGGTATACGGCGAAGAACAATTATTTGACGACAAGCAACCTACTCCAGAAAAACGAGCAAGCGAAGTTAGCAAACGAGTTAATTGGTATAACTATACACAAGATAAAAAAACAGCCAGGAAGTGGATGGTAGAATGGTTAGAACAACAAAACAAAAAATCTTTAATATCTGAGTTTAATAAGATTAAAGATACATGGGTACCTCAAACCTGTGGTTGGTATTCAAGGTTAGCAATTATTGGATTAGAGCTAACTGAGAAAGAGTCAACATTTATTATAGAGCGTACAGAAGAGGCAATAAAAAATCATAAAAAAACTGCAACGCCTGAAGATCTTAAAGAGAAACCTAAACGTCTTAATATACAAGAAATAATGATAGAGAAGACACATAAGGCAGGCGGAGAAATTGATGGGTTATGGGACGAGTATGTTCAAGGTCCGATGAAAGCAAGTGAAAAGCCACAAGGCATACAACAGATACTAGCCAGTTATAATATAATGGCTCAGCATATTTCCATACTCAAAGATCATTGGGCAAAGGAGCAAGAAGAGTTTAGTGAGGCTGTCGCTGGCACAGACGCCGATTTAAGCGAAGCATATAGTTGTTATACTAAGACCCAGCTCAAGAACATGATCAACTACTGTGCGGCGATTACAGCAGAATTAGACGCATATCATCAAAGCAAGAAGGCTAAACAGGGTGTTAGGAAGAAAAGACCAGTTCCACCAGAAAAGCAAGTACGCAAATTAAAACACCTGAGGAAGTTTGAAGAGCTTAAATTAGAGTCTATTGACCCTACTAGAATTCTTAAGGCAAGCGAAATGTATGTTTACAATACTAAAAACCGTAAACTACAATACTACGTTGCTGATGACTATGCTAAAACTTTTACAGTAAAAGGTACAAGTATTTTAGGATATGATACGAACAAGTCAGCACAAAAGACACTACGTAAACCTGAGGACATACTTAAAAAACTACGCACATCAGGCAAACCGGATAGCCGTAAACTGTTTGACAGTATTAAAACTACAGCTATTGCAGTTAACGGTAGATTCAACGAAAACTTAATTATCATTAAAGCAACTTAATCAATACTCTGCCAAGTTGATAAATACTATTAACGGAGAAATATAAATGGCAGATTTAACTACATTAAAAGATGATCTATTCAACTATGTTGAGAAACGCCTAGGTGGCGGAATTGTTGACGTTGAACTAGACCCAGATCATTACGAAGTCGCTTATGATAAAGCGTTAACAACTTATAGACAGCGAGCACAAAACGCTTATGAAGAGAGCTATAATGTACTAGAGCTAATAGAAAACCAAAACACGTACACACTTCCACAGGAAGTCAGTTCAGTTAGACAGGTGTTTAGACGTACAATGGGTGACGCTACAGGTCCTTACTCATCAAGTTTTGATCCGTTTTCATCTGCTACATTAAATGTTTATTTGCTAAACTATTCATCTGCCGGTGGATTAGCAACATATGATATGTATACACAATACGTAGAAATGGCCGCTAGGATGTTTGGCGGTTTTATGAACTATACATACAATCCTGTATCAAAACAAATATCATTAGTTAGAGATCCAAAATCATCAGGCGAACAAGTATTGTTGTGGACATATAACTTAAAACCAGAAGTAACATTGCTTCAGGACAATGCTATGAAACAGTGGCTAAGAGATTACACTTTTGCCGCAAGTAAAATGATTATTGGTGAAGCACGTGAAAAATTTGCAAGTATTGCTGGACCACAAGGTGGTACTGCACTTAACGGATCCTCGTTGAAAGCAGAAGCTCAAGCAGAAATGGACAAACTAATAGACGATCTAGCAACATACACAGATCACAGTCAACCATTGACTTGGGTAATTGGCTAATGAAAATACATGAAATAATCACTGAAGGTGCTGTGTTTGCTCGTTCGGGCAAAGGTGGTGCTGGAGGAAGTGCTAGTGTAAAAATGAAATGGCGTTGTGACTCTGGACCAAGAGCCGGACGTATTGTTTCTAAACCTGCAGATTGTGGTGGCTCAATTGATGTTAAAAAACGAGCTCAAATGAAAAAGACTCGTGCTAGAACTAAAGTTAGACAAGCACGTAGAGCTAAGAAGACTAAAAAATTAAATGTAGCAAGTCGTATTATGCAGTCGTTGAATAAGTTTCATCGTAGAGACTTACAGAAACATGCACTCAAACGTAAATCAGTAACACAGAAACGTCCTAAAAGACCATCACGCCCTACTCGCCCGCAAGCAAAAAAACGTACACCAAAAAAGTTTAAATAGGTTGACCTTTTAATCCAGCAATGCTATAATACGCATTATGGACTTAATGATTGACATAGAAACTCTTGCTACTGGCCCAGACGCTACGATTATGACTATAGCGGCTCAGGCATTTGACCCACTATCTACAGGCTGGCCTGAAAAGCATTTCTACGCTAGAGTGACACCCGAAAGCCAACCAAATAGACACATTGACGATGCTACTGTTGAATGGTGGGCAAAACAAGGACCCGAAGCTCAGCGAGAGGTATTTGAAGAACAGTTCCGTAGAGACTTGCACGACTGCTTAGACGAACTTGGTAAGCTAATATGGCAAAGTGATCGTATATGGGCTAATGGCATTTGTTTTGATATGAATATATTAGAGCATGCGTATAAGGAACATGGCATTGCACTACCGTGGAAGTTTTGGAATGTGCGTGATGCTAGAACAGTTTATGCACTTTGGCCAGATTTATCTCAACCTAAGTCAGCAAGCCACCATGCGTTAGACGATTGCAAACGACAAATCAAAATGCTACAAGACTGTATTAAACACTTAGGGATAAACAAACTAAAATGATTATAGCAATTAGTGGACTTATAGGGTCGGGCAAAGATACTGTAGCAGATTATCTTGTTAATTTACACGAGTACAGACGAGAAAGTTTTGCAGGTAACCTTAAAGATAGCATGAGTGCTATATTTGGGTGGGATAGAGAAATGCTAGAAGGTCGCACAAAGTCAAGTAGAGAATGGAGAGAGCAAGTAGACCCATGGTGGTCAGAGCGTTTAGGCATTCCGCATTTAACTCCTCGTTGGATTTTACAGTACGTTGGCACTGATGTTATTAGAGGCAAGTTTCATGATGATATGTGGCTAGCCAGTTTAGAAAACAAACTTCGTAAAACAACTGATGACATTGTTATTTCAGATGTGCGTTTTAAAAACGAAGTTAAAATGCTTAAAAACTTAGGTGCAATATGTATTGAAGTTACTAGGGGAGATAAGCCCAATTGGTATAACGATGCGTTGAGTGGCAACACTTCACAGCTAGAACTACTAAAGATTCATAAATCAGAATATGATTGGATTGGCACAGACTTTGACTATACATTAGATAACAATGGTACATTAGATGATGTGTACACACAAGTAGAAACAGTATTATCTGCTAAACGTCAGGCGAAAGATCCCCAGGCTTCCATGTTGACTCCTGCCTCTGTATAATTACACTACAATTCAAACAAACTGATCTTAAATTAATTAAATTATTGTTATTTAAATTACCGTCTATGTGATAGACTTGTATTTGACTAGCATGCTTTGATTTAAAATTACAAAGATCGCACTGTAACTTTTTCTTATAGCCTTTAAGCAACCATCTAGGTATTGGTGTTTTAATCTTTTTATTTTTGTTTACACAGATCGCACAACGACTGCGGTAATGTGTTTTACCGTTCTTTTTGTAGTTAATGGCCGACGGATGATGATTACAGGCCTGGCATATAGGGCGTTGCATGTAGGTATTTATACACAAACCTTTGCAAAGGCTCTTAAAACAGGCACTTTTAGGTGCAATCGCATAAATATTCGTAACAGTTAAAAGACTGAATATATTAAGAGGAAAATATTATGGCATTAGTATCCCCAGGCGTAGAAGTAAGTGTAGTTGACGAAAGTCAATACTTACCAGCCGCAACGAATTCAGTTCCTTACTTGCTTATTGCAACAACACAAAACAAAGTAAGTGGTACAGGGACAGGCGTAGCTACGGCAACAACAGCCGCAAACGCAAACAAAGTACAACTAGTTACAAGCCAACGAGAACTAGCTACTTTATACGGTAACCCATTCTTTTATTCAACAACGAACGGCACTCCATTAAATGGTTATGAACTAAACGAATATGGCTTGTTAACAGCTCACTCAGTGTTAGGTGTTTCTAACAGAGCGTACATACAGCGTGTTGATGTTGACTTAGCGGCTTTATCAGCAAGACTAACTAGACCAGTTGGTGACGCAGATGACGATGCATATTGGTTAGACACAGCAGAAACATTATGGGGCTTATTTGAGTGGAATAAAGCAACAGGTAAATTTACAAACAAAGTACCACATGCAATTACTGAAGCAACTGACTTAACAGGCGGTGTTCCTAAATCAGCAGTTGGTGCAGTAGGTGATTATGCAGTTGTGACAACAAACACAGCAAATCCAGTTTACTATAAAAAATCAGACAACACATGGGTGTTGGTTGGATCAGATGACTGGCAAAATTCACACTACTCTGTACAGAGTGGAACAACAAACCCAACATTAACAGCAGGTCACACTATTGTGATTAACGGTATAACTGTTACTGCTTCGGGTACAACTGTAACAACACTTGCTAGTGATATTACATCAGCAGGTATTACAGGCATAAGTGCTTCAGCAGTAGCTGGTAAATTAGAAATTTATGCTGACAGTGATGTTACTCCAGAAGGTTCATCAGCAGATGGTGCGTGGACTATTGTTAACGGTACAGGTACACTATTAACAGATTTAAGTATTACAGCAGATACATATTATGCTCCTGAACTAACACAGGCTAAACATACAAGTTTACCACGTTGGAAAACAACTGACACTGCTCCAAGACCAACAGGTTCTTTATGGCAGAAAACAACATCAGTAAACCAGGGTGCTAGTATTGTTGTTAAACAATATAATGAAGCAACAGACACATGGGCAGTAATTACAGTTCCTTTATACGCTGATGATGCCACAGCAAATAAAGAACTTGATCCAGCTGGCGGTGGCAGAAATGTTTCAGCAAATGTAGTATACGGCTATTTAGATTGGTCAGAAAACTATACAGCAACAATAAAATTACATGTACGTTCAGCAACAGGCGACACAGTAGTTACTTCAGTAAATGCAAACCCAACATTAACAAACAGCGACGCATTTACAATTTCAGCAAGTGCTAAAAACTCAACAACAATGAGTACAGCGGTAACTGCTACAATATCAGGAACAACAGTGCAAGACTTTGCTTCAGCATTTAATGCGGCAGGTGTTGCTAACACAATCGCAAGTGTAACAGATGGTTTATTAACAATCAAACATACACAAGGCGGAGTTATTGAAATTAAAGAAACAGTTGGTACACCATTACAAGACGCATATGGTATTACGTCATTTGATGATTTAGATCAGAACGCAAGACTAAAATCAGACGGCACAACAGTTTTATTATCAAACTGGAATGCGTTGACATATGAAGCAAAAGCAACTGAACCAACACAGGATCCAGCAAATGGTACATACTGGTATCATTCAGTAGCTGACGAAGTAGACATCTTAGTACATGATGGTAGTACATGGAAAGGTTATCAAACTGTAACTAACGATGTTAGAGGTTTTGATCTATCAAATACTTCACCAAACGGTCCAATGGTATCAGCAAGTGCACCAACACAACAAA